ATCGAGGCCCGGTGATGTGATGTTCTTTTACCCGGCAGTTTCGCGCCTCTGGATACCGGCAGAAAAAGAGGTCGCAGAATGAAAGCTACCGACAAAAGCGCACTACTCACGCCGGACCTCCTCCCGGATACCGTCCAAAAACGACGGGGAAGGCCTCCCAAGGCTATAACGCTCTCCAGCAAGGAAAGACAAGCCAAGTACCGCAAAAGTCGCGTGTTGCTCGACGTAGGGGGGCGCATGGCGGCAACGGTGGCAAGTCTCGCAAAAGATTTCGATAAAACCGAGTCGGAAGTAACGGCGGAACTGATCCGATTCGCGTTATGCAACAAAAATTGGCGTCAGACAGGTTTTTAGATCTTGTTCCGGGTACCTCTTACCCGGCGCGAGGCTGTCTCCGAATCCCTCACTCGGTTTATGCTAAACGCAACGCAGTTGCATTAACCTTGACCATAGTTAGCCGGAACCCCCCTTTACTGAAAACAGGCTTTTAAAGGTGTGGGCTATGTGGAAAGACTCCCCATTCGTTATACCTCGTATTCGTCCAGTGCTGGAAGGGGACCCCGCTTGCGGGGAAGGGTCCAGCACTGAGCGAAGCGAAGGGCTGGCGGGGCTAGTCCCTTTTACAACAACATTCACGGAGTGATGCCCAAGTCAGTTGGGCCGGTTGTTGTAGGTCTTTTAAGAAAAGCTTTTTGACCTAGAAACGAGAAAAGTGTAAATTGCTTCCTCCCAAAGAAAAACCCCGCTTGGCGGCGGGGCTTTGGGTCAAACAGAGTTCCGGTTGAATGCCGGATAAAACAGAGTGAAACGATGATAACCCCAAATGCAACGAAGTTGCAACAGGCTCAATCCGCCATGGCTGCGGGTCGTGATCGTCAGGCCAGATACACGGCGGCGGCGGCATTAAAACCCGCTGGCCTTGTCGATCCGTCTGTAATCCTTGATTCGACCCTCCAGCGCATTTACCGCATGAGGAAGGGTATTCTGACGTCATCAAGGTTGATAACCCAAAGGCTAGAAAACTCAACGGATGCGAAGGGTCGAAAAATCGCATGGTGCCCGGTAATGGTGACGATGACATATGCTGCACATATAAACTATGAGCCAGAGCATATAACCAAGTTTTTGCGGTGCGTCTACATGTGGGGCGAGCGTGCAGGGTACAAAATTCCTTACTGCTGGGTTATGGAACTGACCAAAAAGGGCAAGCCACACTACCACTGTATTCTATGGATTCCCAAGCGTTTGCGTCTCCCGCGTGCTGATAGTCGTGGTTGGTGGCCTCATGGCATGACTAATACAATACGGGCGCGAAATGCCTATGGATACCTTAGTAAATATGCGTCTAAGGCACATGGCGTAAAAGATGACAAAGGCAAGTTTATCGATTTTCCTAAGGGTGCCAGAATCCACGGCATAGGCGGTTTGACTAAAAAAGAAGCGGCAATTATTGCATGGTGGAAATTGCCAAAAGCCTTGCGCCTTGGGGATGAGGGGTCGCACAAATGGCGGCGGCAAAAGGGCGGAGGATGGATGTGTATTGAGGGGGGTGCAAAAGGTCAGGTGTACGAATCGGTTTGGGGCTTGGTGTCTATCAACATGGTAGATAAACGGGTTCGGTTGATAGAAAAACCAATAGTTGTTCACGTTGATCCTCCTGATTATGTACGGGCAATAAATGACAAAATCATCATTGAACGTCAGGAAAATTATCAAAAATTAACAAGATACGTTCCGAACTACATTTGGCAGGGGGGCGCTATTGGATTTACGGAACCGAAGAAAACGACTGAGCAAGACATGATCGATATGTTCGATACAACGGGCCTTTTGCAATACGGAGAAACCCCGTTTAAGGGGTTCCGTGAGGCGATGCTTACGCTTCGCCCTTACGTCGCCGAAGCTTTTTTGACGGGGCAGGCGGGACTAGAAAAAGATCATTCGTTTTACGGTCGAGTGACAGTACTGGGGCAGGCGTGGCAACCCCTGCCCGGAGTGACCAATCAAGCAAAATAGTTTCTAGTAGGTCGGCTAGTGAAATACCGTTACGTGATGCCTCTGTTTTTAATACGGCGTGTAATTGGGGCGGCACTTTTACGGTTTTCCATAGATTCATCTTAATGCTCATATATTTCCCATAACACAAAATAAAAAAGTCCTTGACGTGTAAAAGTAGAAAGGTGTAACGTTCGTTACGTCACAAGCCGTTACACATTTACTCTATACCCTAGAAAGGGCTAAAAATGCAAGCAACTATTGTGGGCGTTACCCGCATGTCTGGTATTGGAAAAGAATCAAAGGCTCCCTACGATATGGTCAGGGCGCTGACCCTCAACAAGATTGAACCGTTTTCTAAGGAGGGGTTTAAGCGGGAAGGCTACGGCTTCGAGATCGTAGAAATTGAGGTTGCAAAAGAGTCCTACCACTTTTTTGCCAGTCAAAAATATCCTTTAACGGGTGACCTTCAGATCGATCAGCAGATTCGCGGTGGCAAGTTGGTTTCCGTGATCGTCGGCGTGCATACGGCTAAAGCGGCCTAACGTGGAAACAATCCCGGTACAAACGCTCATTTGGTTGGTAGCTCTGTTTTTCGCGTTTGCGTCGGGATTCAAAACCGGATTCAGGCCATGACCATAGGCGACATTGGTGTACTGCTTGGTTATCTTGTCGGCGTGTGGGCGGCGGGCTTCGTGGCCGGATATACGCTGACTCAATACAAAAGGGCGATGGATCATGTCTGAGCGCGAGGATTTACCCTCAGACGCATGCGTAAGCGTGCGTCTGAGGGTGGGTCATCCGACAAACCGTAAACAACCTTTTCGCAAAGGAATCGTAACATGAATAAGAATCTGATCGTTCTTTCGCTGGCCTTGATGGCCGGAGCAGCGCAGGCGGCACTACCCACTGAGGCGGCGGCTGCGTTTGCAGCCATGACTACCAACGTGACCGACATTCTTGCGGTTCTCTGGCCGATCGTTATTACGCTCGTGTCCGGCTTCTTCCTCATCAAGATGTTCAAGCGTGGCACGTCTAAGATTTAATACGTGCTAAAGCGGCTTATCTTGTCGGCGGCGGGGTTATGCCTCGCCGTTTCTTCGTGGGCTAATCCTCCTTTGGGTTGTCTCGAAAACTCAATGGGTGTGCGCTGGTGTCAGGGCTATGAGCGTCAAACACAAGAGTCAACAGAAGTAACAGATATGCCGATTTACGGATCACATCCGGCCACCTTGATAACACCACCAAGGCCATATCAAGGTGTTGGGCAACAAGTGAAAACGGTAGATGTATCGCTATTACTACCCGGCTATAGGTCAAAGGCCCAAGTACCAAAAACTCAACCCTATGTTCAGATAATCGAAAGTCCATATGCAAAACGTTAGGTTGATTCTCTATTTCGTTGTTGGGCTAATGTTGGGGGGGGGTTCGGTCATGGCGTACGCAGAAACGAAACCAGCTGAAACAGTGACTGCATACGGATATTCAGGCGAATATTCAAATGGTCAGACATTTTGCCGCGTGCATTATGATGATCCGACTATGACATTTAACGGTACATATTGCGTTATGTCCGGAGGTAATCAATATCCCGCGATTACCGTTACCACATCGGGTTGTACGGGGATAGGATGGACATTAACGGGCACTATTTGTGAGCGGCCAGACTGTACGCCCCCTCAAGTACGAAATCCAACAACGGAACTATGTGTCGCTCCGGCATGTACAGCTGCGCCTGGGGTTGATGGTTGGTATTCTGCGCCTTTGGCTGCGGGAGGCTTGTCAGGTACGTATTGCGACGGGGGGTGCCAATACTCATTGGCATGGAATCTTAGCAATCCCACGATGTACGAAAACAAAACTACACGATGGAAAAACTACACGCTTTACGCCGATGGTGTTGCATGCGCGGCTAACAATCCAGCGCCATCTACATCCGAACCACAGGAAACAAGCTGTTTTGCCAAGGGCATGTGTAACGCATCAATAAACGGTAATAACGCATGTGCGCCCTGCGAAAAAACGACAACAGAACAAAAAAACACGCAAACGGTAACGCCGACCACGGGGCCGCCGGTAACGACAACCACAACTACCACTCAAACGTGTACGGGGGCTGGCGCGTGCACAACGACGGTGAATACAACCAATAGTAACTCCACAACCAACAGCACAACCAATACATCTCCAGGTAGCACTAGCAACGGTAAAGGCACTGCAACGGCAACGGGTAATGGGGATTACAAGCTAGATTTGCCGACCGATTATCAGCGGGATGCAACAGGACTAATAACAAACGAATATCTGAAGAACATAGAACGACAAACAAGTTTAGATGGTGGGTCAGACGAAACGAAAATTACAAGTGCTACGGCTTCACAAGCTTCGCAGGATGCGGCAGACGTGCAAAAAGAGGCGTGGATTAAGTTAGCCAGTGGCGAAACTAATCCAGCAAAATCCTCACAAGATGCATGGTTTTCAACCATGACAGGCGGATGGTTTGATACTGTTCCCATGACCGGATGTGTGCCCTTTACAAGCAACTTTAGCGGCAAGGTGTGGACTGTCGATCATTGTCCAATAGCTACAAAAATATCGGATTGGGGTGCATACGCACTTTATTTCACGGCGCTTGTGAGTGTGTACATCATGTTGACGCCCGGTTTGCGTGAGGTGGGATGATGCCATTACCAATAGTAGGAGGGATTGCGGCGTGGGGGTTGGGTCTGGTCGCTGCAACTATACAGACGGTGTTCACGTGGATGTTGACCCAATTTGTATACAAGACAGCAATCAAAGTGCTTGTGACAACTGGATTTGTCGTGGCGGCGGCTGCGATGTTTGCGGCGGTAGCTGGCACGATTAAAGGCGGCATTATTGCTCTGCGGGTGTTTATGCCTACTGGTTTGGGGGCTGCTACGTATTTTTTACCATCTAACCTAAACACTATCATAGCGTTCATGGTTCTGGCGCGAGTCAGTATTACGCTATATGGGTGGGTAGCCACAACGATGAAACGTTTTTCACGAACGGTGTATTGATGACAGATTACGCGGTTACGGGGAAAAAACGGTCAGGTAAAGGTCTGTTTTGTGCCGGTATCATTCGGGATGCTTTGGCTTCGGGCAAGCGAGTTGCTACGAATATGGACATCTGGCCGGAAAAGATGTTACCGGTAACGAATAGAGCGACGTTCTATCGGTTGCCGGATTGTCCAACGGCGGAGGAGTTGGAGGCGATAGGCCTAGGCTATGAAGGCGACGATATTGATGATGAAAAAAACGGCGTCATCATTTTGGATGAGGCTAGTAAGTATTTCAATGCTCGGGCGTACCAAGACAAAACACGCCAGCCTATGTTGGATTGGCTTATACACTCAGGCAAATTGCGATGGGACGTTTACTATCAAATGCAAGGTTTGAGTCAGGTAGACAAGCAAATACGCGAAACGCAGGTTGAATACCACATTGGCGTAAAAAATACGCGCATGTGGCCGATACCTTTTGTTACTCCGATAATGAGCATATTTGGCTTTAATGTAAGATTTCCACGTTTGAATATCGGAATCATTAAGCAAGGTTGCGAACGTGACTCGCTGGTGGTAGGGCGCAAGTATTTCAGGTCAAAAGATATATTTCAAGCCTATGATACTGAGCAAAAGTTTCTTGACCGTAACCATCCAATGGCAACGGGTTTTCATACGGTTTTATCGCCTTGGCATGTAAAGGGGCGACATATGGGGACTATTCCAACCCCTTTTATCAGGTTTTTTTATGGTCTAGTAGGTAAGGATTGGACAACAAAAGACAGCCCGAAAAAATCATTAAAAAAACCCAAATTAGATATAGTGCAAAAGTTGTCTAAGCTCTCTCCTGATGCGGCAATTAAGCAATGGCACCGATGTAATGCGCTAGGGATGATAAAATGATGTAACGTAACGAAAAGACTTGACTTATCGTAACGTAACGAATATACTAGAATCTCTTAAACGAAAGGGGTTCAAAATGGATATCGACGAAAGAAGTACCGCATTCTCAATCCTTAAATGTGAATACGGCTGGGGTGGTTGTACAGATACTGTGGATCAGCAAAAAGAATTGGATTCCATCTGTAAGGCTTCGGAATGTCCCAATTGCGCGGCGGCGGCAATGGCGGCTTACCTTAACGATAACGTAGGTCCAAAGACATTTCGAAAACGCCTAGACGGAAAACCGAATACACGCACGGTCGAGCGTGACAGGGCAGGGCAAAAAGGGGGGCGTTTGCAATGAATGCGCCGTACGAAATATTCAACAACGAAAACGGCAAGATGCTGGACCGGCTATATGGTTCAATGAATGCCCATGGCCGTGCACAGGGCTTTGCAAACCAACTCGGTGTAGTGGTCGGGTGTGGATCGAGGCCCGGTGATGTGATGTTCTTTTACCCGGCAGTTTCGCGCCTCTGGATACCGGCAGAAAAAGAGGTCGCAGAATGAAAGCTACCGACAAAAGCGCACTACTCACGCCGGACCTCC